ACACTAGAGAGAATTAATTGGATGCTTGATAGAGCTAAGATCATGTTGCATGAATAAAAGGAATAGAATAATGCCTGATGATGAGATAATTGAGAGATGTGTAATGGCTGCTAATTCTCAATTTATAGGAGAAAGTGATATCATAAATATTATTAAAGCTATGCGCGAGCCTACTGGGAAGATGTTAAATGCTGAAAACGTTCATACAAAGTGCTATACTTGTGGTGGTCATCTTGAGGGTTGGCATGCTATGATTGATGAGATTTTGAAGTGATCTCACCAGAACAAATAGCCAAAGATAATGATGAGACTTCGCACCAGATCGCATTGATGGCTTGGTCTGGTCAAAACCAAAAGCTTTACCCACAATTAAAATGGTTGCATGCTATCCCAAATGCTAATAGTCATAGGATGGTGGCAGAAGGGGTTAGGGGAGGTGTGCCGGATGTAATGTTGCCATGGCCTACTTCAGGAATCAGAGAGGATCATTATCATGGCCTCTATATTGAGATGAAAATCGAAAAACGACGCAATCAAAAGAATGGTGGTTGCTCGGAGGATCAGATAAATTTTATGAAATATGCAAATGAGGTTGGATATAAGGCTGTAGTGTGCTATAGCTGGCTTGAAGCGCGGGACGAAATATTGAGGTATTTGGGAAATGGATGAATATAGAAAAGAATGGAATGCCGGATTACGCTATAGTATAGATAGACAACATTATGACGAATATGTTAAAGCTTGCCATTCAGAAATTGGTATATTTGTTTCTGAGCTTAATTTTAATGAATGGTTAGAAGCGGACATGCCAAAAAGTCACAAAGTTACTGATGGCTATTGGAGTGATTGAATGCCCGAAGAAGAGCTAGTTTACAAAATATTTGAGACTTACAATTATAAAAATGAATTGGGTATCATTCGCCTGGAGCAATGGTCTAATGGATTTAAATTGTGGGTAAAAGATCAATACGTGTGGCAATCATGGGAGGATGAGGGGGATATAGATAAAGAAATTGGCGCGACACCTGAAGAATGTAATAAATTAATGATAGAAATGTCAGGAATTACTCCTGAAATGTTAGGTATTAAGGATGAAGAAGATGCCAACCAATGCTAGACTAATTAGATTGCGCGAATATCTAGCGAATGCGATGCTTGATCCTGAGAACAATAAGCTGTATATTCAAGACCTGGAGCTTTCAATCAAGTATTTTAAAAAGTTAAACCTTGGCGCAGAAATTGAGGTTAGACAAGATGAGATCAGATTTTGATACTAATGAAGCTCGCGTTAGGAGAATGATTAATAGAAAATCAATGCCTGACATGAGAAATTGGAAAATGGTGCCAAATATTAATAATCTAATGTCTCGTGAAGAAGTGACTGCGCGAATGCAATCTGCTCATAGTATGGGGGTTAGCGCCGCTTTAAAAATTATTGAACGAATGCGTAATTATGATAAGGATTTGATTTTGGCAGTAAATGGGTTGTTGAAATGAGTATTGTAGGAGATTTTAAAGATATTCGATCGCGAATGCAGGGAGAATTAAAAGCTCAGCCTGTGAAAAAGATTTGCATGCATTGCAATAATGATTGTGGGTGGGTGTATCACGCAGCATATGACGAATTAAGAATATGTGGTATTTGCAATTGGGATGAAATTAAACCTAGACCAATATCTATTACAATGCCATGATTGGAATTTGAAAGGAAATAGAAATGACTGATCCGAGAGTTTGCAGCGATTGCGGATGTGAGCTAGAGGAAGATGAGATTGGATATTGTCACGAATGTTCTGAGGCTGATGATTGGGCTGATGAAGACGATGATGATGGAAAAGAAGAGGAGGAATAAATGCATTTTGGATTGCTATATGCGCTTGCGTTCACTTATGTTTTTAATTGGCTTTTTGGTGTTCGTACGACATTAGTGTGCTTCAGTTTAGGAGCATTTGTCTTGCTATATGCTATTAATTATGGGCCAATATTTTAATGAAATCATTCGTTTGGCTACCATCTCAATCAGGCCCTCAGGCTCAAATATGGTCTGAGAGACCTGTTGACGGTAATAGTAAGTTAAAAGTAATACCATTGTTTGAAATCAAGTTGACCGCTATTACTAATCTGCTATCAATAAATAGTTTAATTTTAAAATATCCAAAGCCAGAGGAACTTAAAGATGACTAAACTTCCCCAAATAGTCAACTTTCAATGGCATGTTTTTGATCGTATGCGAGAGCTTGGTGTCACTGGAATAATTATGATTAATGGTAATCGTGCTCAAATTGTTCCGCCATACTCATCTTACTTTAGATATCTGAAAGCGTGCAATGATGATTCGCCACAAATTTAGCTCTTACAAAGACGGTTATCAGACTATTGACTTTTGTTACATTTGTGGAGCTGAAGGCGAGCAGCTTTTGCATGAGTGCAGTCCACTTACCAAAAAGTGTCATAATTGTGGGCATGAAATGTTTACCGATCAGAAATGCAAAAATTGTAACGTCATTCGGTTAAAATTTCGAACTATTCTGAGAATGACAGTTGACAATGACTAGGAACTTTTCTAAATCAAATGCATTGAATGACCTATTCAATACTTGAAACCTTATGGAGCTTAAGAAAATGAACGTTGAGTTGCTTCGCGCCATTGCTAACGCAAATGCCGCAAATTCTGTTGTCTACGTGTCTCCTGCCGATGGTATGGAACTTTACAAGGCTGGTTTTATCACGGTTGATTCTACCAAGATTGATCCGAATGATGCGACCAAGGTGGCCGCTAATGTGACTGAGGCTGGCGTTAATCAGCTTAGCGCTTTGAACGGTGCTACTGTTGCCCATACCAAGCCTGTGCATACCTACGATGTGCAGACTGGTGGCCTGGAACTTCCCAAGATCAAGCGCGGTTTTGGTAAAGGTGGTGGGGGCGGTGCTCCGACGAAATATCCGTTTGAGACCATGGAAGTTGGCGCATGGTTCTTTGTTGCCAACTCTGAAGTTTCCAAGGGCAATGCTCACAAGACCATGGGTAGCGCAGTTGGTTCGGCTAATCAGCGCTTTGCTGTTGGTACTGGCGAACAGGAAACCGTTGAACGTGTAAAGCGTGGTCCTGATCATAAGGCCATTAAAGACGCTAATGGCAAGAATGTGAAGGAAACTGTTACGCAGGAAAAGAAGAAGTTCACTAAAAAGTTTGTTGTGCGTGCTGTTGAAGCTGGTAAGGTCTATGGCACGTTTACTGCGCCTAGTGATGGAGCGGTTATTCAACGTGAGACTTAAAGAGTTTAGCTAGCATACTGCCACACTGACCAGTGGTAACTGTAAAACCTGCTTTTAGGCTAAGCAGACTTAACGCTAGCTAGAATAGCCCTCGCCTTCGGGCGGGGGTTTTAATAATTAAATAGAGGAATATGAAATGATTGAACATCTGCCTACAGTTTTCATGACATTGGGCTCTATATATTTTCTAGTTGAAATTATATGGAATATGACGCATTGGGATAATTAACATGGAACTTTATTATCTCCTTCTCGCTCTTTCAAATTCTAGTGTGATTATTCCGCAGCCTTACCCACAAGAGCAGTGCAGTAAGCTCAAAGATAAATGGAATAATGAAAAGGCTAAAGGTGCTGCTTATTGCGTGCAGGCTCCAAGTTTGCCCACAGTGTTCGGTAAAAATTGTAAGCCTAATCCTGGCACGAATACGTCAACTTGCGAGCTTAGCGGCGAGACACTAAGCACAATTGATAAGCGATACCCGATCAGTCAAAATGATTTCAATAATGATCCTAAACTATCTGATGGCGCGAAGGCTGCAATTCAGCGAATTAAAGAACGGAATGGTAAGTGACGTATAAAAAGTATACTAAAGGCGCTGAAAATCTCAGGCTTTCAGAAATTAATACTCATTGCCCAGTCATTGTTATGATAATTGATTTGCAGAATGAAGATGAAGTTGTATATCAAACTGAATTAGACTATGCTAATTATGCGGATCGCAAGCGCCTTGGGAGGTTGACGTTCTGGGCGGTAATGAATGGTCACAGTGTGGAGACGATGGCTCGTTGCGATGCTTTGGCGGAAACTATTGGATGACACTTAGCGAAGCCATTACAGTTATGAAAATCATGGCTACTGCCGATAATTGGTGTAGTCAATGCGGTCCTAGTTTAATAGAACAATTTGGAAAGGCATTTCCTAAATTTGCTGATATTGCGGAGAATTTTGATATCGAAGCTTTGAAAGAAGCTTATAATAAAAAATCAGATGAAAATATAGATAATGACATTTGGGAAACTAACGTTTGGGAATTAGATTAATGTGGATACTAGTAATAGTGGCTATCTCAGGCAAGGTATCTGCTCTAACTGTGGGTACATTACAGAGTTGCGAGGAACAGTTTTTAGTTGATTCTGCGATTATTGATCTTGATAAGATCAAAGAAGCTTATTGTAAAAATGAAAATGATGTACATTATTTTATTAAAAATGGGAAGACGCTGCCATGAGCGATAATAAGCAGATTAGAAAAGTTGGTAAGAAAGTCATCAAAGTTCTTAGTAATAGAAAAGGATTTGATTGGTGGTTTGAAGATTTAGAAGGCCCTTTAAAATCTGAAATCATTATGGATGTTGGCAGAGCAGCAATTAAAGCTGTGAAAGAAAATGCTTAGGAGAACTTATGAGCACTCTTTATACCAATCAAATTAGAGTCAGCATTTCTGAAGTTGCTAGGCTAACATTCTCCGAGCAAACACAGGATGGATTAGAATTGGTCGTTGAAGTATCAATGACTAATGAATGTTTGAAGCATTTTTATGATACGATTGGTCAGACATTGCAGGCAAATGAGGCGCAATTGACTAAGCAGAAAGAAATTAATAAGGGGATGAATTAATAATTGTGGGCATGTTGGAATTGGTAGACAATAGGGACTTAAAATCCCTTGCTTTAATAGCGTGCAGGTTCGACCCCTGTTGCCCACACCATAAGATTATTGCGGGTTAGAGAAGTAGTTATCTCGCTACGCTCATAACGTGAAGATCATGGGTGCAAGTCCCATACCCGCTACCAAGTTTAAATCTGCGTGTAGCTCAATAGGTAGAGTATCGGCCTTGGATGCCGAGGGTTACAAGTTCGAGTCTTGTCACGCAGACCAAACTTAAACCACAATCGTAACATACTCGTGATTTTGGATATGAAAGGACCAATCTAAATGCATATCCATATTCACCATCATTATGATGATCGAGACATCTTAACAAAATTGGAGCTTATCATGTCTGCTATTGATGACCTTTCCACTGCTGTTGCTCAGGAAGATACTGTTATTCAGAGCGCTATTACGCTTATTAATGGTATTCCAGCTTTAATTGCTGCTGCTGGTGTTGATCCTGTTAAGCTCGCAACTTTGCAGGCTGATATTCAGTCGCACGCGAATGCTCTGGCTACGGCTGTTACGACTAATACGCCGGTTGCTACGAATCCTGCACCTGGAGGTTAAAATCTATTGACTTAAAGCTAATTCCTGCTATCTTAATCAAGTCAATAGGGCAGGTAAGTTTCGCCACGTTGGCATAATTTCAGCACCAAATCAGGCGGCCTCTTGCAAAGGGGTCGCCATTTGTGTTATTTGGCGATGATGGGCAGCGAGCGGATTGTTAATTTCTTTGAACCTTCTACAGATATTGACACCTTTGATGCGCGCAAGGTTGCACCTCAGCAATCTCCTCCGGTGTCAGCATGGGGCCAACCCATCGTCTCAGCGCCTCCCTGGAAGCCTGACTTTGCTGATGATGAATCAATCAAGCAAGCGTTTGGTGTGCTGCTAGCAAGCCATAAGGATGGCTTTAAAGCTGGAATGGAGCTGTTTAAGGAAGAGTTACCGAAAGCATTGTGGGCATCAATTCACTGGAAAAACGATCCAATTGTACTTGGCTCGCGTGATGCATATTTGAAAACTTTGAAGAAACTTGATAAACCACTTGACAAGAACGAACTTCTCTACGAAGTCTTAGCGTCAGCGCGAAATGCAATCGAAGATAAGGACCGCGTACAATTTTTTAAATTATATTCCGAGATTGCTGGATTTACCGGCAAGGTGGCAATAGATGCCTCCACTAACTTTAATACAAATAATAATTTAATGACGATCAAGCTAGTTAAACCTGAAAATAGGGCTGCTGGGATGGGCTCCGAGATTTTAGATAATAGATCAATAGAATCAAAAATAGTGAATGAGAATGCCGAACTATCGTCGATTAAGTTGAAGTTGGTAGGAGGCACTACTCGTTGAATGTTTTTGATGCGTTGATTTAACTTTAACCCTGGAGCTATTTATGAAACTTAAAAAGTACGGACTTGCGGTAGCGGCTTTGGCTGCTACTGTTGGCATTGCCTTGGCTGGTGGTGCTTTTAACGGTTACCCTATTGTTGGTGATCCTGGTAACGATGTTTGTTTGAGCACGGGCAATAATGGTGTTTGTAATCAGTTCAGCCCTCCTGGTCCTACTGCTATTTCGCCCGGAGCTATGATCCCCGCTGACACTGGCAATCCTGGTGGCCAGAATCCGCAGACTGTTTTAGTTCCGGCTGGATTGCTTGGTGGTGTTACTAATCGTTTGATTGGTGGTGATTTTACTACTAACCCTAATCAGCGTCTCAGCACAACCAAAGGCATTGCTTCACTTGCAACCCTGTCACCAACTGCCGCCGTTATGACTGCGGATCGTTGGTGGACGATTGCCCCGGCTGCTGGTGTGACTGTCACGATCGATAGCACCGCCGCAACTGCTGTTGTTCCTGGTTTAAATAACACCAAGGCTTTGCGGCTTGCGCGTACTACTTCTGGTGCTGCTGGCAACATGTGCATCGGTCAGACGCTTGATGCTGCGGCATCTCAGCCTTTGATTGGTAACAATGCAGTATTTTCGTTCTGGGAACAGAATGGTCCTGCGATGTCTTCTACTGGTGCTCAGTTCACAGTGAACGTTGATTATACGTCCGCTGCTGATGCTGTCGCTACCCAGGCCACGCTTGGCTTTGCTGGTGCCAATAGTTCGTTGTTTGCTCTTGGTGATGTAGGCTTGCTTTCTGCTGGTCCTACCAACATGACGCGGGCTATTGCCGGCTTCTCTGCTGGTACTACTGGCACGGTCACGTCAGGTATTGCAACTATTGGTGGTTCTACTACTTGGACTCGCTATGGTGTTTATGCGCCGATTCCGACTGTTATTCCCGGCACTACTACTCCGGTAACTTCTGTAAGTGTATCGATTTGCTTTGCTCCAATCCTCACGACTGCCATTACTACCGATTGGATTGAAGTTGAGGGCTTGCAGCTTGAGGCTAAATCTTCTGCTGTGACCTTGTTTGCTCCTACTGGTATTACTGCTCCTAGTGCGTTTGAACGTCGCGCTGCGGCTGTTGAACAGACTTTGGCGCAGTATTATTGGTATTATAACTTTGAAGATCAGGCGGCGATTAAAACAGTAGCAACCTGTTATGCTACAGCCGCCAATGCTGCTAATTGTCTCATCCCGTTCCCTACACCTATGCGTTTGGCTCCGGTTGTTAAGTATACTGCTGGATTTCAAATCTTTACTACTGCGGCGCAAACTGCTGTTAATGCTTGTACGGCTTTGGCGGCATCAACAACTTATGCAACAGTACCTTCTAATACTGGTGCTTTAGTAGGATGCTCTGCCACAGCTACTACTTCTACTGCTGGTATGACTGACGCGCTAACTACACTCGGCACCTCGTCTGCCACGGGGATCATTTCAGCCTCGGCGGAACCGTAGGATTAATCTGAAACAGAAAGGATTAATCTTATGGGTATTCCTAGCTCTCCTCCTCGGAGATATACTACAAGTAGGCAGCTAATTGCAGGAGATGATTTTAACAATCTTTCTGATCAGTTAAACTCGTTTCAAGCTGTTACTGCTCTTGGTGTTGATCAAAACAGCGCTGCTGCTATTAATGCCGCAAACGTTGAAATTTTAGCAGGATCGGCCGCTGCAACTGGAGTGAGGCTTCCTGTCTCATATCCTGGTTTGATTATTAACCTTTTGAATAACAGTGCTAACACGGAAAATATTTTTCCGCTTGGCAATGATCAAATTCAAACGGGGAATGCGCCTATTACTTACGGTGCTGCTGGAGCGGCGGTTACTGCCGCAACGTTAACTTCATATAGTTTTATCTGTATGAAAAAGGGCTTTTGGCAACGTGCCTTGTGGCCCGGAGTAGCTTAATTTTAAACTTTAGCCGGGGAGAAATCCCCGGCATTTTAAAAAGGTGTGAGTGATGACTGAATTTAATATTGATGGTGAAATTGTTATTGTTAAAACTAAACCTAAAGTTATTTATGCTATTTATGAAGATGGGTTGCATTATATTGATAATAACCCCTTATTGGGGGAAAATTCTAAAACCATCATCGAACCTACTGGAGCATTTTTGTCTATAATTGGTTTAGCTCATAGTGAAATTTCGTTGAATATAGCATTAGCTAATAGTGGTAATTTTGGTGGATTTTCTGGTTTTATTTTGTCTGATAATTTTGAAATTGGTGATATTGTAGAAATTTATAAAGTTTCAGATATTGTAAATCTAGGTGGGTCTACTGAAGCTTTTATTACTGATAGTGATGGTCATACTCAAATTGGCACTTCTAATACACACTCATTTCATGTGATTAAAAAGGTATTTTCTGGTACTGGAAATGATTGGTTCACTTATTCTTAATCTCCCCTAAACTTCAGGCCGCCGCGAATGGCGGCCTTTTTTGGATTTATTTTAAAATGAAATCAATCAATCAATCCAATACTGCATTCTTATTAGCTCTAGCTTTCATTCTATCTTTAATCGCTTTTATGTTTATGATACCCACAGGTAGCTTTGCTCAATCTAATTCAGCTCGCAATCCTTGCTTTAATACTGGTGCCGCAAATCCTAATTGTATTAGTGTGGGCACAAATGACGGATTGCCTGTTGCAGGGTCAGAGTTTGATGTCAGTGTAACTCCTGTTATTCAAAATGCTGCTTATTCATCTGGTAATGCTATAGGTGGGTTACAAACTATTTCTGTATTTAGAAATAGTTATAATCCTGAAGGAATTTTAAATAATATTTCTGTTTGGTCTAAAGGTGGTTCTACTACAGCAATCACATTTTATATTTTTCACAGTAATCCTGTAAATTCTACTTGTACCGATAAATCGGCATTTTCTTTAAATGCTAATGATGTTTCTAAATTGATTACTTCTATTCCGCCTGTTTTGACTCCTGCTGTTGTTGGTGTTGGTACAACGGCCACTGTAGCATCTCAGCAACTTCCAATTTCAGTTAAAAATCAAGATTCTCCTTCTACTATTAATCTTTATGTTTGTGCTGTGGTTGGAGGCACTGTTACGCCAGCTAGTGTAAGCGATTTAATTTTTAATTATTCTGGAATACAGGATTAAAAATGACAATGCTTCGAAAAATGATCGCGGCGCTGTGCCTTTCTGCGTTGCTGGCGTGTCCTGCGGATGCGTTGACGGGAACACGGCGGGTGCTACTGAGCGGCAACCCATTCCTATGGGTATTGACCGGCGCTGTCATGGATATGGACTTCGCCAACGGTCGGTATTTCGGCGGTACGCTTACATCCCTTCTATCGGTCTCTCGTGCATCCAACGCGACTGATTTGCTGCCGTCGTCACCATCCGGTTATGTCTATAATACCTATGCGCCTAATGTTCTGGCTGTATCACCGGGCAAAGGGCTTTTGATCTTCGAAGGTCGAACCAATCAGCTTCTCAATAGTGCCGCTCCTGCGACGCAGACCACCGGCGCACTCGCGGCCACGCCTCAAACGCTTTGGGTTAATGGCCCAGGTTCGGCAGTACTATCCAATGGCACGGCTACAGGTTGCGCTGGAACAGCCACGAATGGTTTGCCTGTCACCTTCACACCGACGGCTGGCACATGTACAGTTACCGTCATTGGATCGCTGAATTTTGAGCAGCTTGAGCCAGGCGCTTTCGGAACATCCGGCATCGTGACTGCTGGCGCAACGGCCACGCGGCAAGCAGACAATATCACTGGAACTTCCACGCTACGCGCAGCGATGAACAACCAGCAAGGTACTCTTTATATCAAGGGAAAAACTAAGCCTGATGGCAATGTGGCTGGATTTCTTTCTCTGAACGATGGCACACCGAATAATAGGATTGATTTGCGTTCGACGCAGGTGGCTCTTGTTCGCTCTCTCATGACGGTGGCAGGTTCTCAGGTATCCGATCTGCAACAGGGGGCTATTTCAGGCAACACAGCCGTCACGATGGCTCTTTCCTGGCAGGTGGGCGCATCAGCGCTAGGGATCAACGGTGCATCTGTGGCCAGCGCTACGCCAGCCTCATTGCCCGCCAGTACAAATACTTTGAACATAGGTAATTTAGATGGAGGAGGAAATCAGCTTGATAACTCAATTTCTCGTATCGCTTTCTTCGCCTCTGCGCGCAATCCGGCAGCAGTGCAAGCTTTGAGTGGGCAATGAAAGCGCTACTTGCGGCGGAGAGAAAGGCGCTTACCCAATGAGGATTTTATTTGCGCTTATTTTGGTCTTCTTTTTTGCTCCGGCAAATGCACAAACCCTGACGATTTCGTATCCTGTTCCGTTCGGCATCAGCGCGGGAGCGGCCACGCCGTTTGCTGGAATATCAATCAACGATGCCAATCCCGGCGCAACATCGGACATTGTGACAATATCACTGATAGGAACTTCCGGCGGTACTCTTTCCGGTAATAACCTGACGGGGACAGGTCCGTATACGCTCACTACAACGCCAGCAAACATGAACTCCGATCTTGCGGCGTTGACTTATATCCCATCCGTATTGAACGGCAGCTTCATGATTTTTGGGCTGTCTGTAACTAGCTTTCAAACAACGATATTAGGAACGGCATCTGGTGCTGTCGAGTTGGATGGCCTCGTGCTGACCACTGAGATTCCCTACCCCGCACCAATCGGAACATTCACCCCTCGAAACTTCAAGGGCGTGAACATTGCTGGTGCCGAGAACACCTATCCCTCAACATCGCAATATAATTACATTTACCCTGCCGCGATGGAGTTGGATTATTGGGCATCGAAAGGTATGGGCCTGATCCGCATGCCTGTGCGGCTTAGACGCATCCAGCCAAATTCCTATGGCCGACTTGATCCGGCTGGTCGCATAGATGAGCCTGCCGTTGCGGGGTCGGCACCGGGGACCCAGACCAATTTGCTTGCGATCAAGGCTGTACTCGATCGCGCATTTATTGATGGCCTGTATGTCGTCATCGACCCGCACGATTTCGGCTTTATCCATGATACCAATACCAATACGGATCGCCAAGTAGGTGCGGACCACGAAGGTACGGCTCAGTTCGTTGATTGGTGGATCAGGGTTGCAACCGTCTTCAAGAATTATCCTAATGTCATCTTCGGTTTGATGAATGAACCGGAGCAGGAAACGGCCACTCAGTGGAAGATGGGAGCGACCGCTGCTATCAATGGCATTGCTCAGGTCACGACCGCACGCTGGGTGTTCATTCCCGGCACATTCTTCACGGGAGGTCATTCGTGGGTATCGAGCGGAAATGCCACCGCATGGGCCGGCTACGTCCCCCCTGCTGGAATGAACATCGCGTTCGAGATGCACGAGTATCTTGACAGCGATTTCTCTGGTCAGCATGCAGTTTGCGCTGGTTTCGGATCATCGCCGATGACGGCAGCGACAGCATGGGCCAATATCAACGGCTTCAAAATCTGGATCGGAGAAATCGGCTGGTCACAGGATGCGAGCTGTCCACCTGACGCGGCTGCGCTGATGGGGTATTTCACCGCAAACGAACCAACTTACCTTGGCTGGGCCTATTGGGTTGGCGGCTCCAGCGCGTTCTATCAGGCATGGAACGGCACCGCACCATATGCTCTGAGCGCTATTCCGGCCGGTTATCCATCAGGTCCGTTTACCGGCGCGCCGCAGACATCGATCCTAACTGGCAATCTCAATTAAATCCCCGCAAGAGATCGCCGAGAACATCCGGGAGGATTTAAATTAAAAGTTTTTTAAATGTCTGATGAAAATTGCTATGAATTTCCTGAAAAACTTTCCTTCTTGCTGGATACTTCTGCGAGATGGAAGATTGCTTTTGGTGGGCGCGGAGCAGGAAAATCGGAAAATTATTCAATAGCTTTAATCCTTTTATCTCGCACTAAAAAGCTTCGCATTTTATGCGGCCGTGAATTTCAAAACTCTATTGATGAGAGCGTTAAGCAAACTATTGAAGCTAACATTGAATCAATGGGACTTTCCGATGAATTTCAAATCTTAGGAAAGCAAATTATTTGTAAGCGTACAGGCTCGCGTTTTTTCTTTATGGGCTTACGTTATAATATTAATAAGGTTAAATCACTTGGCCGAATTGATATTTGTTGGATTGAAGAAGCGGACAAGACTTCAAAGACCACGCTAGATAAACTGATACCCACAATTCGAGGGCGTTCGCGATTAGAAGCAGATAGAGGCGGTCCATTTGGCAATGGCCCTGAGCTGTGGTTCTCATATAACCCTGATCTTGATACTGATGAGATTTATAAACGTACTGTCTCTGAAAAGGATAAGTATCTTCCTGACTATGTGATGATTGATAAGATTGATGATAGTGTAGTTTTAAATCCAGATGGTTCAATCTATCAGCCTACATTAGGTGAAGAATATAATAAAAATAGATTTGAAATTGTTCGATATGCAATCGTAGTTAAAATTAATTATTGGGATAATAAATGGTTTCCTCCCGATCTTCGCTTAGAAATGAATGTTGCGAAAGCGGCAAACGAAAATCGTTATCTTGAAGTGTGGGAAGGCCATACCAAGGTTGTTTTAGAAGGTGCAATCTATGCTGAAGAAATTCGCGAAGTATTGCGCGAGCGACGACGCGGAAAAGTTCCTTATGATCCAAATAAACCAGTGTACGTATCTTGGGATTTAGGCCATAGTGATAAGACGGCCATGTGGTTTGTGCAGCGAGTGGGTTTAGAATTTAACTTAATTCATTACTATGAAGATCGCCTTAAGAAAATGCCATTTTATATTAAATATCTTCAAGATAAGCAATATAACTATGGAACGATGTTTTTACCTCATGATGGTGACGATGAAACATTATCTAATATCACCCCTAAGAGACAACTCGAAAGTGTGGGTTTTAAAGTAAGAGTAGTGCATCGCCCATCTAAAAAAATGATTGGGATTAATGCGGTTAGAACTATTTTCCCATTAATTAACTTTGATGAGGTTGGCACGGCTGACGGATGGCAATGTTTGCAACGTTATGCCTACAAAGTTGATCCTGATACAAGAGCTTTTAGTAAAGAGCCTGAGCATGATACACCATGGAGTCATGGGGCAGATGGAATGCAAACGCTGGCTTTAAGTCTCAAGAGTGAGCAAGATAGCAAAAAGCCTAAGCCTAGTAATGTGAAAGACTTTAATCAGCCTAGGGCGAATGGCTGGATGGGGGTTATGTGATTTCGATGGCAACTCGCAAGGTGACTTGCAAACCTTCCTGTTGGTTTAAAAGGGGAGTAACGTACCCTGTTGCCATCATTTTATTTAAAATTAGGTTTATTTAACATGTCATACGAAGATACTCCCGATGCATGGCTAAACGAAGACGATAGAATCGTCAAAGAGGCTA